GGATCTGTGGAGCATCTATTTAAAAAGAAAAATATCTGCCCACGATGTTGCGATTTGCATGGCTCTGCTGAAGATTGCGCGTATCATGCATTCCCATCATGAAGATGCGTACATTGACTTAGCGGGCTATGCTGCCATCGCGCGAGAGGTTGACATAGAAGGGAAACTCAAAAAATGACGCAGATTCCCCTCTTTCAGCCTCCAAGCGAGTGGCTTCCTCCTGAGACTATACCTGATTTGCATGCCGCCAAGCAGATTGCGATTGACCTTGAGACCCACGACCCTGGGATTAAGGACATCGGACCTGGCTGGGCGACTAGTCATGGAAAGATCATAGGTGTAGCCATCGCCGTTGATGGGTGGCAAGGGTATTTTCCCTTGCACCATCAGGGCGGTGGAAACTTCGATGAAAAAATATTCAAGAGACAACTGAAAAAAATTCTAGACTCTCCCGCCGACAAGATATTTCACAATTCTTCCTATGACGTGGGGTGGCTTAGACAATGGGGACTGGAAGTCAAGGGACGTATCATTGACACAATGATTGCAGCTCCCCTGATTGATGAAAACCGTTTCCGGTATTCCCTAAATGAACTTGGTAAGGACTATCTCCAGGAATCAAAATCGGAATCCGGTTTGTATGAAGCTGCGAAAGCTTGGGGCGTTGATCCCAAGGCGGAAATGTACAAGCTTCCCGCGCAGGACGTTGGACCCTACGCCGAACAAGACGCTTCCATGACACTGCGCCTATGGAATCATTTCAAGGTGGAAATTGTCAAGCAGGAACTCACGAGCATCTTTGATCTGGAGACGGATCTTCTTCCTCTGATGATTGACATGAAATGGAAAGGTGTCCGTGTGGACATTGACCGCGCAGAAAAAATTAAAAAGAATCTTCAAAAAGAGGAAAAGAAATTATTAAAAGAATTAAAAGATGAAATAGGATTTGAAGTGGAAGTATTTGCACCCACATCCGTGGCGAAAGCATTTGATAAAAAGAAAATTAAATACAACAAAACAGAAAGTGGTCTTCCTAATTTTGACAAGAATTTTCTAGCCTCCCTGAAAAATCCCTTTGCGGAAAAAATTGTTCAGACTCGTGAAATATTCAAGGCCAGAACCACGTTTATTGACAGCATTCTCAAGCATGAGAACAAGGGACGAATACACGGGGAGATACACCAGATGCGATCCGACCAGGGTGGCACGGTGACGGGGAGGCTTAGCATGTCACACCCTAATCTCCAGCAGATTCCTTCACGCAACAAGGTTCTCGGACCCCTGATCCGGTCCATATTCATTCCGGAGGAAGGGACACAATGGGGATCTTTTGACTATTCGCAGCAGGAACCACGGCTCGTGGTCCACTTCGCTTCGCTGACACACGGCGGATTGATGGGAGCTGATGAGTTTGTTGAGGCATACCAGAACAATCCCGATACGGACTTTCACCAGATAGCTGCGGAAATGGCGGGCATAGACAGAAAGACAGCTAAAACAATCAATTTAGGGCTTACTTACGGCATGGGTAAGGGTAAGCTGGGCAGTCAGCTCGGACTCGGAAAAGAGGACGCTGAACAGCTATTTTTAACCTATCACAGCCGTGTGCCATTTGTTAAGCAACTGACGGAACAAGCAATGAAAACAGCGGGCGATAATGGTTTCGTGCGCACCATTCTGGGACGCAAGTGCCGTTTTAATACCTGGGAGCCCAATATGTTTCGTGTTGGTCCTACAAAAGCTTTATCTCGTGATGAAGCGGAAAAAGAATACGGTAGAAACATTAAAAGGGCCTGGACATACAAAGCCTTGAACAAGATAATTCAGGGCAGTGCAGCTGACCAAACGAAAAAAGCGATGTTGCATTTGTACAAGGAAGGCATTATTCCTCATATTCAGGTGCATGATGAATTGAACATTTCAATTACAGGCGATTTGATGAGTGATGAAATAAAAAATATCATGGAGAATTGCATAGAACTAAAAGTGCCATCAAAAGTGGACGTAGCGAAAGGGGACTCATGGGGAAAAATACAGAAATAAAACTGGAATTCACTGTGTGTCCAAACTGTAAAGAAAATGTGTTGCCCGATCCCATTAAAAATGACATTTATCAATGTCCCGAATGCAAGGAATTAATGGAAATAGAAAAGGTGGTAATTTTTGAACCGGAATTTAATGTCACGATCCACTAGATGATATTTAATATTTTAAAATATTTAAGAGACAGATTTCTATGGGCTTGCGAACATGGTGGGAGCAGGATCAGCAACTGGGCGTGGCATAAAAGATGGAATAGGAGGAATAAATGATAACGATTATTTTAGTTCTCAGCGTTGTCTCAACAATGTTGCTGGCCTTTATCGCCTTTATGATTTTCATCATCGGCCAAAGACAGGATGAAGACAGGAAATGATTAAATATCTCTTGTTCCTAGCCATTTTTGTTTTGCTTATATTTTACCTATTGAGTAAATTGGCTGGCTTGTAATAAAATAGTTGACCTATCCCATATTTTAATGTATTTAATGGGTAAAGGAGAAATGAGAAAATGGAACTAAGGCATGATTATGAAAATACCTTCAAGCAGGGGTATTATCTCGGCTACCGCGTCGCTATGGTAAAACAGTGCAATGGATTGCACCATGTTTACAAAAAACATAATGATACGGAAATGGCTGACTTTTACTTGGACCAGGCGAAACAATGGCTTGGCCTGGCACGGCTCGTGGGACGAAAATTCTGCCCCACGGAATCAAAACAAGACACAAAAATAGATCTTTATGGAAACATTGTCAGACAGGCGTTACGAGGATGACCTGGCTTTTGGTGATTGCGTTTTGTTTACTGTTTTGGAAGCCGCTGATCGCAGTGGCTCTACTTATTTTAATTTTAACAAACACCTTATAAGGAGGTAATTATGAGACCAAAGACAAAGAAAAAAGCAAAAAAGAGCTTGACACCTCTGGAAAAAATCAGGAAAGAGCTTGATAAGCTGGAGAAACTAAAAGAAAAGGAAGATGCGATCGTTGAAAAAATCAACGATATCATTGAAGAAGAAAACGGAGAGGACTAGGATGACGGACATATCTAAATACAAGTCCGTTGCCGTGCGCCTGCCGATATGGACCAAGCTGCAATCCTTTGCAGGCCAGGATTTCCGGTCGGTTGGCAAGGTCATTGAATTCCTTGTTGACAAGGAAAACAAGTCACGGCAAAAGAGAAAAAAGAACGGGAGCGCAAAATGACCGTAGAGCCTGGATACATACGCAATAACATGACAGTGGAGGAAGCGCTGGAAATAGTGCTGAACTACTGCAAGAAGGACGTGGCGGAAAAAAGCACGTTTCCCGCCGCCGTCGCACGGCTCGAAGACCACAAGGCGTCGCTCGAGCGCAAGAGATCACGGGACACGGAACTCGTGGATACTAATTTAGTTGATAAAAACACTTGATTTTTTTCATAAAATACCCATACTAGATTATGTGGATGCCGTTATGGGTCCACATAATCTTGCTTTAATAGGAGGTAATTATGAACGAATTAGAGCTAATACGTAACCATTTTCTTGGTTTTAATAATGACTTTTTTGATAATTTCAGGACAGTCTCAACCTACCCACCATACAACATTAGGGAAAAAGATGACAAAGGCGTCATTGAATTCGCTGTTGCGGGGTTCGCTGAAAAGGACCTGAAAGTTGAGGTAAAAGACCAAACTTTAAAAGTTTCGGGGTGTAAGGAAAAAAAATCCGACGGACAGCTTAAACACGAATCGGACTTTTATCACAAAGGAATATCGGACAGAACTTTCCGAAAAAGCTTCAAACTTCATGAACACATTAGAATTGATGGAGCGGAGCTGAAGGATGGACTTCTTAAAGTTACTTATAAAAGGGAAATTCCGGAATCCGAAAAGCCAAAAACAATAGAAATCAAGGCAAAATAACAATTTTGTTGCTATATATCCCAAAAAATTATATATAGTTGCCTATAACTGTTATACAACACAGTTGAAGGTTTGAATCCTGAAACCCGACACCTGGGT